CACCCGCACCGCCGACACCACCTGTGCCGCCCGTGCCACCGACTGCACCTGTGCCTCCGGTGCCGCCCGTACCGCCTGTGCCGCCTGCGCCGCCCGCCGGTCCGGCTTGACTTGATGTCGCACCCGTCCCGCCCGTCCCGCCTGTGCCGCCCGCGCTCCCGGCCGCACCCGACCCGCCCGTGCCGCCCGTACCGCCTGTGCCGCCTGCCGGTCCGGCTGCGCCCGACCCGCCCGTACCACCCGAACCTCCAGAGATGCCACTCGCACCCGTAGCGCCACTCACGCCTACTACACTGCCGGTGCCGCCTGTGCCCCCCGTACCGCCGCTCGCGCCGGTCGCGCCGGTCGAGCCGATACCGCCGACAGATTCGACCGCCTCTTGAAGTGTGCACCACTCCGAAGTCGGACCTGACGGGTTCTCAATCTCAATCTTCGCCGTACTCGGCGGCGTTGGATCATGTGTCGGGATTTCGCCGATGGTATAGGGACCGGCCATTTACAACTCCCCTTTACGTGACGGCGGAGGCGCCCTTTTTGCCGACCTTCCGCTTGAGGGGGGTGGGCGAGCCGCGACGGTGAGGCGTTACAGGGACGTTCCCCGTACCGATGGTGTGGGCGGGCGGTTCGTTCGGCGCCGGAGCCGCCGGGGGTACGAAGTCCTCCGGGTTGCCTGGATCGGTGCTGACGCCGCCAGCCGTATCGAGGAAGGACTCGTCCACCGCGCCGACGTTGGCGCCGTGCACCATCATACCGACCAGGGTCTCGCTTTCCTGCTCGATCTGGTCGTTCTCCTCGTCGAAGTCCATGTCCGTCATGTCGTTCAGTTGCATCATGCGATGCAGACTCTTGAGCGACAGCGGCAGACCGAGTTGCTTAGCCTGCATGAAGGCGAGTAAGCTGGCGCCAGCCACGTTGGCATCCGCGAAGTCTGTCTGCGGCGACACCGAAACCTCATTCGGGTCCTCACCGACCCACTGCGCCGCGTACTTGAGAACTTGCTCAAGCGCCGCGCCGGCTGCGACCGCGATTTGCTGAATGGTGGTCGTGCGAGCCGCCACGCGGATGCGCAGTGCCTCGCCGCTCGCGCCCCTCGCGGAGCCGACATCCATGAACTGGACGCCGAAGCTCGCGGCTTGTTCTGAATCGTTCTTGATGGCCTGGCGCATTTCGCCGAGACCAGACGAACTGACGCCGATGTATTTTGCGTCACCGCCGATGCGCAGGTCGATCACACCCTTGTTGCCAATGCGGAGTTGTTGGTTCTCGTCTACGTCGGATACGTTGCCACCGATGATAACGAGAGTTTGCTGACCCTGATAGTGCAGAGTCGAGCGATAATCTGCTTCGCCGCGATAGATCGAGAGTGCGAGAGTGCTGAGTCCGAGGAGCGGCGGCTCGTCCGGCTCGGGCACAAGGTCGTTGGCACCGCAGAACACGAACGGAATATCGGTGAGCGCACGTCCGGCGATTGATGGCATAATGAAGTCGTCCGGGATCGGCATACTCGTGTCATTAACTTTTACGCACACCTGATAGGGTGCGTCGAGCGGCGGACGGGTCCAGCCGCTTTCCAAGCTCTCCGGCGTGCCGCGCGTCAGGATGCGGTGCTTACGCTCTGCGACCCATGTGAAGCCTTCGCGTTGGAAGCCTGACTCGTCGAGCACGACAAGATCGAGAATGTTCCGTCCCTCGTCGCGCCGACCGGCATCCCAATTGATGATCCGCTCGGGATCGTAGAAAGCGATGTAAGGAAGCGCATTGTATGGGTCAACGCCCGTGGGCGCATCGACCAGCAAACCGCAGCGACCTTTGACCAACTGTGCTTCGTTGATCCGGCGAAGCAACATCTGCATTCCCTCGCCCTGAATCGTTGCTTTGTCCATCATCGGAGCGAGACGTTGCGGCAGTTTGATAACCGCCGGTTTCATGTGCATTATTCCTAACATCGCTTTTACCGCATCGCGAACGACATCATGGAAATATGCCCGAGTAAGGTAGGCTTCGTAGTCTTTCCAGCCGGGAGAGGACGGGGTGGTCATCCCGTCCTGGATCATGGCTTCGGAGGGAGGCAGGTAGTCTAGGCGCTTCTTCTTGATGGCTCGCTCACCCGCATAGGTGTCGCCCATCTGAATCCACTCGCCAGTCTTACTCACATATTGGGGGTGCTTGTCGTCGATAGCCATGGGAGAACCCTCCGGGGGGAGCCTCGTTTACCATACGGGCGGCTCGGACGCAAGCCTTTCGGCTTACGCAACGTTATCGAGCCATCCGCCCGTCAAACTACGCCAAAAACGCACGATTGGCAGGACTCGCCGCTGAACAGCCACAGTCGCCGCCTCGACCGCTTCCTTCTCGGTGCGGCCGCGCTTCTCGTTTGTGCCAGTGATCTTTCCAGTAAGCACGGCGTCCAGGCATCTACGACGCCAGCCCGGCTGCATATACCAGCCCCGCTGTGCAGCCGGCTGCATATACCAGCCCCGCTGTGCAGCATGATCGCCGGAAGTCCTCGCCAAAGACCATCGGAAACGCCAGCGATACCACCACATGAGCCATGCCGGACGGTCGAGATTGACCGTCCCCCAACGGTTATCCGCGTGCGGTCGGGGAAGGAATGAGAATGCCTGCGGAAGCGGGGTCGCGGGTGTAGACAAGAGCGAAACCGGAAGGGGTGGTGCGTTCTCGACCGGCTCTGGCGTGGACAAACCGGCGAATACCTGCTCGCCGACGTGAAGGGTAACAGCCTTGGCTTTCGCTCTCGGCTTGCGTTTGGTTTTAGTGGTCATCTGACTTCTCCATTTTGTGAGGGGTCGGTCGGGACAGGGGACGTGTCCCGACCGAGGGGGACCCGGCGATTAGGCTCGTCGTGTCAAGTTTCCTGGCGGCTCGTAGTAGCGGAGCCGGTATCGCGTCGCATCTGCACAGTGATCCTCCGAAGGCTCCATAACCTCGTCCATGTCGTCCTCGTCCCGTTGCAGTTGCGGAACGGTCCGAATCCAGTGTCGGCAATTCATGCAAACGAACAGACCGGGGTATTCGCGGAAGCCGCCGGGCGCCAGAGTCGCCGCCAGCTTTTGCCGCATCAATTGCCAGCCTTGCTTGCGCGATCCGGGTGCCTTGTCGGCCATTTCCCAAATAATGCCCCGGAACCGGGCACCGTTGACGACGACAGGCTTTTCCATTTCATTAGCGATGCTCGGGCGTCCGTCTGTCTCAGCCCAAATCTGAGTGTCGGCGGGTCCGCGTCGAATCCGAGACAGCCAGCCACCGCCATTGGGGTCCTGGTAGCGCCAGCCACGGTCTATTTCGTACTGGATTATGCGCCTGACAATTTCGACGGGCGGTGCGTTTACCCCCTCGTCTTTGTGACCGCTCCACCCGTACAGTTCGCCGACGATAAACAGGTCGCCGCGCATAGTACGCATAGTCTTGCCGTCCGGGAGCGCCAAATCCTCGCCGTTGCTCTTTGCGAACCACAAGCAAGTATATGGCTTGGAGGAGCCATGATCGTATGCACGCGTGATGTGCCAGTTCGCCGGTACTACAAACTCCGGCACCAAGATGCTATCCCGGTGCGTTGCCCAAATATCGCCGAACATGCCGCCTGCGGTGATGTCCCAATCGCCATCCCGCCACGCTTTCAACACTGATTCGCTTGGCGCGCTGGCGAGAAGGCGGTCGAGGTAGTGCGGGTCCACTTTGTTCAGAATCTTGTTCTCGCTGATGTGTCCGAAGATCGCGCGGCGCGAAGGGAGCTTGTGACCCTGTTCGTCTCGCGCGTCATCAATGAGCGGTCCAAGAATTTCGCCGGACTTGCGGTCACTGATATGGAACCGATCCTTGATTTCGTTGTGGCTAGGACCCCACGGATTAGTGGTGCTCCGAATCTTGCGTGGAATGCCCGGCACCGAACTGCGCAAGCACGAGAACATCAAGCCATAGCAGGTCAAGTCCGGCCACGTAATAAGCTCCTCGAAACCGATAAACGTGAACTCCATTCCGAGGTAGCGCCGGAAGTCCGTCTGGTCGGCAAGATGATCGAACACGAGCGTCTCACCGTCCGGAAACTCCCAACGATATTTGATTTCGTTGTAGAACGCCTTGGGCCAAAGACGCGGAAACCAACGTTTGCTCTTGGCGATCACTTCCTTCAACATCGGATGCGATTGGCGCAGAATGATGCCTTTGAGGGAGGGTCCCCATCCCTTGCCGACATCCATGGCGAAGGACATGAGGAGGGCGTCAGTTTTGCCACAGCCGGCACGCGTGCCGGCGAACAGGACTTCCGTTTCGGTTGATTCCAGGAACGCGGCTTGCGATCCTTTTTGCGGCGCCCACACGACTTCGACTTCTTGACCGTCATCGTCAATAATGATTGGAATATACTCGCCGTGTCGGAGTTTCCACCTGTGAACGGTCGGAATGCCGCGCGGCTTCAAGAAAAATGATCCGGTGTTTTTGTCGAAGGTAAACAACTTCGGCTTGTCGTCTTTGCTGCCTTTGTCCTTACTCATAGCACTTTACTCCACTTTTTTCCCGCCAAGGGCATCCCCGACAGGCGCGGTCATCCGTCTTTTTAGTTGCCTCAACGGGCATCCGTTGAGGTTAAGCGGTTTCAGGGGTGGCTTGGGATGACCGATTTGGCATCTGCAAGTCGTCATCAGATTCCCGCGCCGCCTCGTCAACTTCTTCGAACTCTACATCCTCGATTTCATGGTGTTTCATTTGATACGATGCCTCCAACTCTTTCGAGGATTTTGTCGCGCCGACGACGAGCACACCACCTACCTTGTGTTCGTGCGCAACTTGGATTCGATTGCCATAACTGTCAGGACGCTTGCGGGCGAGCAACCAACGAGTCATTTCGGGGTCAAGCCAAGGGACCGTTTGCGGAACTGGTTTGCCGTCCGCATCCAAAAGATACGCTTCCTCGCCTCTAAGACCGAGCTTGATTAAATCGGGGTCAATTTCAAAGATGACGCCTTGCTGATTAGTGAGGATTTTGCGCTCGATACCAGTCGCGAGCTTTAGCGCATGGTCCTCGACTATATCCGTTCCCGCGTCCCACGCTTCCGCAAATAAAATATGAAACCGCTCGGTGCGACCGTCATCGACTGGTAAATCAAAACCATCGCCGGGATGCCCTTTTTTGCTGAGCTTAAGCCAATATCCTAGCTTGTACCGGCTGACACCACTGCCCCTGCAAATAGATGCAAGATGCGGCCATGTTGCGGCGGCGCGAAGGACTTTTAGCATTGCTTTGGGATTGCGGATAGCAAGTTCACGAGCGGCATCGCCCATAATGCTGTCGCTGTGCATTAGTTCTCTTTCGAGTGCCCGACCGCCCCGGTTTTTACGATTCGGACTTACGCGACCCTTCGCCAGCCCTATTGCTTCCGCCTCTGATGCGGGTTGTCCCTTGCGGCTCATGCCGTCCTCCCAATCTTCATTCGTCGGGTCATCCCGACGTGCGCAGACATCCGCGCTGTATTTAACTTCGCTTGCGATATACTCATGTCATCGCAAGATCAAGAAATCGAGGCTCCATGTGCCGCAAGTGTGCGACGAAGCCGGGGTTTGGATTCGCTTGCTTCCGACCCTTGCGGATCATGGCAAGCGCGTCGTCGAACTTAAGACCGAGCGTCGTCATCAACGTCGCACAATCGGCATAGCTCGACCGAGAAATGCCGGCGGCACACCCGAATATAATATCGCCGCCGCCTCGCAACCATGCCCGACAACTGAGAGCCAACGCTTCGAGCGTCGGATCGTCGAGCGCGGACTGTTCGTTATCGTCGATGCCGAAGTAGAGCACCGACCGCAAATTTCCTTGGCGGACCCACTTGAGCGCGTCAACGCCCGCCGCCATTTCGACCAACATGAGCATCCGACCTGGGGTCTGGAACGTCACGATCCCTTCGTTCGGGGAGGCACCCTGGTATACGCGACCACGCGCCACGTCACCGATCAAGTTCACATCGTAGTCCACCATGGTCAAACATCCCGAATTATCTCGTCGATTTCCTTTTTGGTCTCTCGAACCAAATAGTCAACTCCGTCGATCACGACTCGCACTGGCACCGTCTCATAGATCAAATCTCGCCCGAGACGAACCCCGATGGGTTTGCCGGCGAGAGTATGCACAATAATGACCGCCGGCCAAGTTGCCATCGTCTTTTGCCTTGTACGTGAGTTGATTTACATCCCATGGACTGGATTGCCTCGTTTGTTAGCCGACTTCGAAAAATGCGTGCCGACCGAAGGTGCGTTCATATGCGGATTGACAACCTGTCGGCCGTCTGTGACTTCGCCGACCGGCGCTCCGGTAGGTGGCTGCGGTGCGGGCGCCGGAGCTTGACCGGGCATCGGCGGTGGAGGACCGGAGCCGGGCAGACCCGAGCCGGGCGGGGGTCCTTTGCTCGTGGTGGCGGCCGGGGCGCCTGCCGTAGTACCCATGGCACTGACATCGGCGAGCGTGCGACTGGCGGGCGGGGGCGGTGCTGCCGGCGGACCTTGCGGACCGGGCGGCGTATTCGGGGGCATGTTGAAGCTCATTGGACTCTCCCTCTCAGCGCGTTTACCATACTTATATTGCCGCTGGCAACCGCAGAACAACGACACTCAAACAAACGGGCAGTTGAACGACGTTGGTACGCTAAACGCGGTAAAATTCACACCGCACTAAAATCTTCTCGGCGACTCGCAAAACGTTACAGTTATTTGCCTTGCGATCCGACGACTGTTCGCCCGCCCTACGACAACCGATGCGATCATTGCGGGAAAGAAACAACGAGACTCCGATTAGACCACGATCACGTGACCGGCAAATTTAGGGGTTGGCTGTGCAATGACTGTAACCTTGCTTTTGGGCGTTTCGGTGATAGTGTCGAAGGAATGAGACGCGGAATAGCCTATTTAGAGGGACGCCTCGTTAGGTCATCTTGAATCCCCCTCCAAGAAAAGGGTCAGGGCCATTGCCAACAGTGCATTGCCCGCTGCCGATCTTCCCCGCGTCTGCCGTATAGGGCGGATCGGTGTGCGCCAGACGCCGAGAGCGTGCAAGATAAGACGGCGCCAAATCTGAGTACCGGGTCGTAACCAAGGCGAAACCTTCGTTACCGCCGACCAAATGTGGGTCCTGACCGGGACCGTTGTGCTCTTTCACGTCGATAGCAGCGTCCATTTTCGTAGCCCTTATCTCAGTTAATGTGCTCTTGAGAGCACATTAAGTCGTCAAATGTTGCCTCAAGAGCACTTTAATTGCGCGTAACTCGCCTTTTCTGGCGCGTAGCGGGTTATTTGTTACGCGGAGTACGTTGAGCCATGCCCATGCTGAGCGGGTAGGAGTCAGCCTTGACCGGTCGCGTCTGAGTGAAGCGAGACGTGTCGCCGCCCTTCGGGGGCGTCGGAGGGTTGCCCTTGCCCGAGCGCCCATGGTTGTCCGTCTCCAAAGGACTGACAGCGGCTTTGAGTGCATCACCCAAAGGCGGACCCGGCAGGAACCCGCTAGTGGTATTCTCGCCCGGCAGGTCGCTTGATGCGCCTGCGTAGCCATTCTGACCGTATCCGGCTTTCGACGGCTTCAACGCTTCGGATGCCAGCGACGGCATTTTCGATCCAACGATGTCTTGTGCCATGATGGCTCCTCCCCTTTAATTCTCGTATTGCGGCGCGCGACCCCGAGCACCCGAATGAACTGGAACCGGGGCGGATTTCGCGCCGCCCTGCGCAAGTGCGACAGCGGCATCCTGATCGGTAGGCGCGGACTGTTGCGCGCGCTGCGCGCGCACGTACTGACCGAATTCCTCAGCGGTTTGCGGCTCGGTTTTCCCTGTGCCGCCTTCCGCCGCACGCGCCGCAGCCGATGCTTCCCACTGTGCGGGTCCCCAAGTCATCGTTACCCCCTCGACTTTTTTGCTCGAACCACTACACGCGCGAGTGTGCGACGGTAGCGCAACACAAGCATGAGTGTCAAGATGAAACCCCACGCGGCGATCATCTGGATCATCGTATTCATGGGCGGTAGTCTCCTCGCGACTGCTTCAAGATCAACGGACTTTCTCCTCGATGCCTGCCGTCCGGCGACGCCACACGACCATCGTTCGTCGTCGCGTCGTTGAATGGCGTAAAGCTGGTCGGGACCTGCCCGTCCGGCGCTTTGTAGTTTGCGTCCCGCGCCGTTCGGAATAATCCGGGACGCAATCCCGGATGAACCGGAACGTCGCCCTTCTCGGCGGGCGACTCATCTTCGAGACCCACGTGTTGCATTTTCGCTGCGCTTACCGGATCGACGTTCGATCCGCTCGGAAACTGAGCACCCTTTGCAGAGTTTGAAGTCGCCCATTGACTTGACGCACCCATAAAAGCGCGACTTCCGCCGGGCGCGGTGGCGCCCATATTGGCGATGTCGGAGTTCCGCTTTTTGTTCAGTGTTACCATGATCGTTTGACCTGTACCGACTTCGGATGTCCCTGTGCCAGAATGCGCGCCGCATCTGCATCCATTGGCTCGTCGTTCGCGTTCGGTCGAGACGTGCTCACACCTTGACCGCTCGTAAGCGGAAAGCTAGTCAGTCCCCCAGGCGCCGAACCACCACTGCCGCTCCAATCGTTCGCGCGGTTCGCTTCTGGTCGCTGCGCCGGTTTCGTCGAATCTGGTCCGCTATAACCAGTGCCGCGTGCTCGTGTTCCGCGCCGTGTCTTACTCATTCATCCAACTCCTGAACCTCTTTGCGATCCTCCGGATCGGGCCAATCTGTTTTCAGTTGGTCGATATTGGGGATGCTACGTTCAATGCCTTCTTGATGCGCCGTCGAATGTCTCTTTCTTCGCCGGGTCTTGCCCATGTTACGCGCCCCTCCCGATACCGGTCGGGTCGCGCACGGAAGCATCGCCCTCAGTCTCTTGTGTATCGGAGCCTTCGGACGGGACTTGTGCCGGATGAATTGGTGTGTTTTGTCCGCCCTGAGCAAGCAACTTCTCGTCGTCACTCAAGTCGCGGTGCATGACTGCGGCGGCGAACTGTGGAGTAACGAAGCCATGTCCCATTACGGATTTGGCTTCGTCGCCTTGCGTTGCCGGAGCTTTAGCCCGCTGAGCGGGATTTGCAGGATCGTTGAACCCCGGTGCGATATTCGCCTGCGCTGCTCGAATGTCCTCGCGCCCGTGGAATGCTATCGGGCGCATCGGACATTAACCGCCCCGATCTGGAGTCGGGAACGGCTTGGGAGCCGCACCGCTATCGGTTTTCAGGGCGACCGCCGCCGGGAGCTTCGTGGAGCCGGAGAGGATCGCCTCGCCGAGCACCTTACCACTCATGTCGTTGTCCACGCCCTGACCGTTGCCACCCTTCATGCCCCAAGACGAACTGAGTTTGCCTGGGACCCAAGTGCCATTGCTGGTCTGAGCACCAACGCCGCCCGGCTGACGCCGAAGCGTCTTGCCGCGCTCCGTCGGAGTCTCCGGGTCCATGACATCAGCCGCACTTGCGTCCGGACCAACGCCTGGATGAATCGGAGCGATTGCGCTCGTAACGCCGGAGGGTTTGTTTTGGTCAGTCATGCCCCACTTGGTTTCAAACGTGGTGAGCGCCTTCTTCGGCGCGCCTTTGCGCGCGTCGTAGTGAGTCTGCTCAACGAATTCGCCTTTGTCGGGTCCGGCCCCGAGTCCACTACCCTTGACAGCCATGTTACTCTCCTCCAAAAAGGAATTGTCAGCCGCACACGGCGACTTCGGGGCTACGCCCACGGTGGACCCTACCCGAAATTAACCATGATGGCAACCGGAGTTTCACATGGCTTTTAATTCGGCGCAGCGCCGCGCTTATCGGACAGCGAATCCGGCAAAAGTGCGTGCTCAAGACTCAGCCGCCCAAAAAGCGATGACGACTGCCCATGTCCCGCCGAGCGCGATCAACGGCCAAGCGTCTTGGAGTGTGGTAGTCATAGGGATTTTCCGTGCGTGGCAGCGTGGATGCCGTGATGATGCGCGGGCAATTGGCCGAACTTCATGCCCTTGCTCGCGTGCAGGAATTCGTGGGCGACCTTCGGATCAACAGGCTTCTTGCCGTGAGCGCGGAGCTTGGCCCGCCCTTTGGCGGTCAAACTCATACCCATGAGACCGGCTTGTGATCCGCTGACTACCGGCATCAGAGCACCCGATTTTTGCCCTTGTTGAACGATTGCAGCCGAGCGTCATCATCCGGGCCGTCGTTGTCGAGAGACTGGTCCTTCATGCCCCACGCAGTCTTGACCGCACTGGACTTCGGATGCCCTTGCGCCAAACAGGCTGAGGCGTCTGCGTCACTTGCGCAGACTTGACCGCCGTCACTCGGACCGTTCATTTTCGGGTCTTTCGCCATAACCCCCTCCGCACGTTGAGAAACCCGAGCCTTGTGAAGCTCTACCTGTGAGGCGCGCGAGGCGTCGGGTTGCTGAATTTGATTCTTCATGAGTCCACCTGTATACGAATCCCGGACAAAAGCAACCCGAGTTTCAAGCCTTCGCCGTGTCCTTCATCACGCCTTCTCCCTGGACGGCAAATTGAACATCGCGCACACCCTCGCGCACCTGGGCATTCGACGCTCCCTTATCACGCCAGTCAGCGATCTTCTGCGCACGCTCACTGTCCGACATCGGCACACCTTGCCGAATGCCCTCTTGATGTGCGGCGGGTGCCCGGATCATATTGACCAATCCCTTGACGGCGGTGACTTGACTGCTCACTCCGCCATGCGAGTCGCTGCCATGTCCTTTTGCATCCTTCATGACTTCCTCCGGGATAACCGAAAACCGTTTTCGTGCGGTGATGGCGACGAAAGAAACGTCCAGGCGCGCCGAGCTTCTTTTAGGCTAGTCGATCCAATCGTTGTCTTGGGATCGTTGCCGAAGCGGCGAGTACCGCCGCGGCCCTTAGCGTCTTTCATTTTGCTCCCCTGACTTCACTAACAACTCGTAGAGGAAACTCTGACGCCCATTCCGAATCTCGTGCATCACGCCGATGTCCGAACGGTCCGGTAGGGCGTACCTCATAGACATGAGTCCCGTAGCCACGTGCGCCTTTGTAGATGTCCGATCCTTCGGGTTGTGTAGTCATGTAAACATGCGTCATTGACCGAACAAAGTTTCCGGGGTGCCCCGGCTCAATCAATGCGCCGGAAGCGAACTGTCGAGCGGACCCATGATAGAAACGCTCCTCTTGACCGATCTCATTCGGATACCGCTCGTTCCGCAACGATCCCAATGAATGGATCGGTCGGGCGTTCGGTAACATCGGGTAGTGTCAGCGGCGTCTTACCTACCGCATCTGTTCCTGCGGCATGCGCGCCGCGCGGATCGGAGCCATGTCCTTTTGCATCTTTCATGTCACTATCGCCCAAAACATAACTGCGAAGGCAAACATCACGAAGATGATCGTAATGATATCGCCCACCCCTACCTCATGGTGTCGCATAAGTTATCACCACCCCTCACGTCGAGAAATCTTGCCCAAGCTTCCAATCGGGGACCACCTGAGCATGTCCGGTCTGACCTTCATAGAAATGTCGAAGTGTCTTGCGCCCGAGTTTCGTCAAGCCTTTGAACGCCGACTTCGGGATATTATTCACACCGGTTTGATGCGCGACTAAACCGCCGCGCGGATTTGAGCCGTGGCCCTTGGCGTCTTTCATGGCTTCCTCGCATACGCTATTGCGATCCCGATCCACGATACGTCGTGGCGGATTACGAAGCGCCGGGGCGTCCGCGCAAATGAGATAAACGAAAGGACTTCGGCGTCGCTCATGACTTTACCCCCGACGAGTTGGATTTGAAATATTCGGAGCGTCCCAACTATTCGCTGATTTACGTTCAACCCACCCCTTTGCCGATTGCACAGAGCCAAGAAGTCCCCAACTTCCCGATTTCCCTGCTCCGGTGTTGAAATCTTTGTGAAGCTGCCCGTAGTAATACCCCT